TACGACATCCCAGTGTGTGTCTATCATCTTTTGCATTTGAATGGTTGGCTGAATACATTTTCGCATGATATCACCAATCCCTGGAAAACGCAGGTGAATGAATGCATTGATAAACCCCTTCATTTCTAAAACACCTTCATCGGTCACGTTATGAAAAATGAATGCCCGATCTCTTCCATATTTATATACGTCGGGGTGGATTCCTCCCTCACCCCGCGTCATCAGTATATGTGTAGCATAAACCAGGGATAAATTCCCTATGGCAGCATCCGGATCGGGAACGTAGATCATATAATTTAAATACATGCAGACCCTTTAAATAAATAATACTCACCAACTTTAAGATGTCGTTGCCCCAACACAAGAAAATGTTCCTGAAACAGATCGCCTACGGATTCGATGCGTTTTCTGAGCAGGCCAATAAGATCGGTCAGGATCCACAAAATGAAGTTGAACGTTTCATCAAGAAACATCTACTCAACCACGAACCTGATAAAACCTACTCATTTTCCAAGGGGAAGTTCATGATGGGTCTCGCGATATTGGAATTTGATAATCTTGTAGAAATTCTAACACGTCTTGATGTCATAGGTATTACAATTCACGGGTTGTATATACATACGACATTAAATGCATTAACACTATCGACTATTGAACGAGAGTTTTGCAAACTCATCATAGACAAAGAGATTGTAACGTTCCGGGACTTTATTTTGTATTGACATGTTGACGAACCATCTTCAAGAATTCCTTGTCACGCTTCGTCTTCGGGTCTGCCAGAATTATGAGGTAGGTCATCTTGTTGGGGAGCTTAGGCTTGTTACCCTTGGGTTTGGGTGTAGTTTTCAATTTCTTCTTCGAGTTCTGAATCTGTTTGACAGTTGGCATTTATATACGTCAACATTTAATCCATCTCGTCGATCGTGGGACCCTTCTGTTCCTGACACGACGTCAAGAGGTCAGTCAACTCTTTCTGCTTATGTTCAATCTCGTCAACTTCGGCAGATCGGTTATTGTCAATCCATTGGATCGTCTCGTCAACCTTTTCCCTAATCTTCGTCTTGTTGTCCTCACTAAAGGGACACTCTTCACCATCAATCATATTACGCATACCATAGGCCGACGTTTCCAAACCATTCATAGCAGTCACCTTCTTCTCGTACGCCTGATCCTCTTCTTTGTATTTTTCAGCATCCTGGACCATGCGTTCGATCTCCTCCTTCGATAGGCGACCCTTGTCATTCGTGATGACAATCTTCTCCGACTTCCCAGAAGCCTTATCCTCGGCGGTCACGTTCAGAATACCGTTAGCGTCAATGTCGAAGCATACACTAATCTGTGGAACACCACGGGGTGCGGGTGGGATACCAGAGAGTTCGAAGGTACCCAATAGATGGTTATCCTTGGCACGAGCACGCTCACCTTCGTATACTTGGATGAACACACCGGGTTGGTTGTCCGAATACGTCGAAAAAACCTGCTCCTTCTTCGACGGGATCGTCGTGTTCCGCTCAATGATTTTCGTCATGACACCACCGGCAGTCTCGAGTCCGAGAGAAACTGGAGCAACATCCAAAAGCAGGAGATCCTGGACGTTACTGTTATCAACACCCGAAAGAATGGCAGCTTGGACCGCAGCACCATAGGCAACGGCTTCATCGGGGTTGATCGATTTGTTGAGCTCCTTACCATTGAAGAAACTCGAGAGCATCTGTTGAATCTTAGGAATTCTCGTCGAACCACCAACCAAAACAACTTCATCAACCTTCGACTTGTCCATCTTCGCATCACGGATAACCTGTTCGACAGGTTCCATACACTTTCGGAAGAGATCAGCATTCAGATCCTCGAAACGAGCTCGAGTGATCGACGAATAAAAGTCGATACCCTCGAACAATGAATCAATCTCAACTGTCGTCTGTGAGGTCGATGAGAGGGTACGCTTCGCTCGTTCACAAGCTGTGCGAAGACGGCGAAGGGCTCGAGCGTTTCCAGAGAGGTCCTTCTTATGTTTCCGCTTGAACTCTTCAGAAAAGTGTCGGAGGAGGCGGGCATCAAAGTCTTCACCACCGAGATGTGTATCACCAGCAGTCGCCTTCACTTCGAAGATCCCACCCTCGATGTTTAGAAGCGACACATCGAAGGTACCCCCACCAAGATCGAAGATGAGTACATTCTTATCTTCATCCTTATTCTTGTCAAGACCGTAGGCAATAGCGGCAGCCGTAGGCTCGTTGATGATCCGAAGGCAGTTAAGACCCGCGATGGCTGCGGCATCCTTCGTAGCCTGTCTCTGTGAATCGTTGAAGTATGCAGGGACGGTGACAACCGCATCCTTCACTGTTTTGCCCATGAAAGACTCAGCAATATCCTTCATCTTCGTGAGTACCATCGAAGAAATCTCCTCGGGTGAAAACGTCTTCTTTTCACCGTGGGACTCGACATTGATCATAGGTTTGTCACCTGGTCCAGCAATAACCTCATACGACCAATCCTTCATGTCATCTTGGACCTTTTTGTCCGAGAATTTACGACCGATGAGACGCTTCGCATCAAATACAGTATTTTTGGGATTCATAGCAGTCTGATTTTTTGCGGCGTCACCAATGAGACGCTCATCATCCGTAAAAGCCACATAGGAAGGTGTGGTTCGGTTACCTTGATCGTTTGAAATAATTTCTACACGATCATGCTGCCAGACACCAACACAAGAGTACGTAGTTCCGAGATCGATACCAATTGCTTGAGACATATTATGTATTACATAGTCACTAAATCTTTAAAAGAATTCAAGTCTCTCTGCTAAATTAGGGAACATCCTTTTCTTAAAGGTACGCTCGAGGTGGTCAAACATTTCAACCCTACACTGTGCATAACGAAGACGATCTTCAAGAGAAAACATATCACAGTCTTGCCGCTCAGGCATGGGGACCCAAGTGTCGAAATGTTCTTCGTACCAGGCAGCCCTATCGATGTTATCGCATTCTTGCTTCATCGTTTTGATCAATGCATTTCTCATGTAGCGTTCATCATCTTCATCTAACAGGGTTTCGATGTCGTGGATGATGTTATCATATACGGATACATTACCACACGCAATGAAGGCGTTGCGTCGAAGCTGTTTGAACGTGTTGAGTGTCGATTCCATTTTGGAAATGTCATCACGTTGATAAACTTAGGTAAAAAAAGTATATACATATGTTAGAATGTCGCTCGACGATTTACCTAAAAAGACGCAGTACATGATACTCGATTCACACTACGTGACAGGAAGTAACAATACGTTCTCGTATAACTTAACACTAGAGTCTAACACACACATCGAGGATATGGGTCGCGTCATCGGTATCAAGATGGTTGATTTTTACGTCACGAGTGTAGGCGAGGCTAATAAAAATAGCGATGACAGAGAAAGTGACATTCCCGAATACATAGATATAGTGTGTCCGGACATTCCAAAGGCTGCACAACTTCTGAGTGAAAAGCATGGACGGATACTCGAACGTATCCCACTGGAGTGTCACTACAGACACTCGTCGTCGACCATTCAAACAGATAAACAATGGCGAAGTTACCCGAGGAAAACAAATTACTTCAACCCCATTTCCATCAAACAACTAAACTTCCAGATATTCGAACACCGAGATGATCATACGTACCACCTCCTAAAACCCGAATATAACTGGCACATGATAGTTGAAATTACCACGGTCAACCCACGAGAAAAACCGAAAGACAAAAATGTCCAAATACTTCAAGCTCTTGAAAAACTTACGAATAAGATTGAAGTACTCAACATGAATGTGCGAAAACTACCCGACAAAGCACAAGAAGAAAAGAAGAAATACCCCTTCGGGTACCTGGTTCTTGCCATACTGGCTATTTTAGGGAGCTTCATATACATGGTAAACAAGGGTGGTAGTCCTACACCTATGGCATAGGTCCATTATCCAATACGGGGCTCGAACCCGTGACCCCAGCGTGCCTTATATAGATTCGACTCTATGTAAATATACAAATGTATAAGCACTGTGCTCTAACCAACTGAGCTAATTGGATATATGCCACCAGAGGGTTTCGATCCCCCTACCTCGGACTTACAAAGTCCGCGCTCTTCCGACTGAGCTATGGTGGCTACTATATCCTAATATATGGTTTAATCTTTAAGCTACAGACGACTTCTTGACGGGTTTCTTGGGGGCAGGGCACTTGCATACCCCATCGGAGCCCTGAGGACCTTCTGGGCCCTGAGGACCTTCGGGACCCTGAGGACCAGCGGGACCAGGGGGACCAGGGGGACCTTCAACGACAGACAACGAACCACCACCACAGTTATCAACCATCTTGAGAAGAAGATCATACAGCTTCTTCTTGTCGACACGAACGTTGTTCATCTCCACGCGAATTTCATCCTTGAGAGCTTCCATGTTTATATATATAAAAGAAAGATTATCTTTATACATAATGATCTTCATAGGACCAACTCTTCTGAGTGGGATTGGTCAACACACGAAGAAATATATGGATCTCTTCCCGGATAGTAAGTACTACATTTACAATCAAGATATCCCAGAATGTGACCAGGCTTTCATATTTGCCTTACCAATCGACGACATCATAAAGTTTATACCATCCATCAAAGCGAAATGTAAACAGATCATATGCATGACCGTGTGCGAGACCGAGACCGTTCATGAAGACTATGGCAAACTCTTCGATCACTTTGACCGTATCGCCGTACCCAGTGAATTCTGCAAACGAGTCCTGTCGAAACAATTTCCGAGTAAAGAGTTTTTCGTGATTCATGCATACATCCCACAGACACCTTATACATTCTACCACATCGGTAACATTTTGGATCCACGTAAGAACTTCAAAAAGATCCTTGAAGCCTTCATTCGTCTGGATAAACCAGATACCCGCTTACTCGTCAAGTCAACATGTAAAGAAGATGTTAAGATAGATCTGAAACGTGTCGAAGTCATCAATGGTCTCGTATCCGAAGAGACGATGAATACGATCCACAGTCGTGGTGATTGCTACGTAAATTTTTCAAATTCAGAGGGTGTTGGGATGGGTGCTATAGAAGCAGCCATGAGGGATAAACCCGTTATCGCGACAAGATATGGTGGACCGAGTGAATATCTTCAGTCGCCTTACATGATTGACTGTGAACTTCAAGAGTTGGAGAATGATGACTTTCTCTTCAAAAAAGGGATGGTTTGGGGTAAACCAAACTTTGACCAACTCTTGGAATTCATGGAAGATGCCTACAACAAACGACTAACCCACATGGATCATTCGTATACTAAAAATATCATGTCACGAGAGAACATCTTAAAAGAATTCGGTGTCAATGTAGTTCGCGGCGAAGATG